TTGGTCAAAGCAACCCAAGTGCTATAACAGCAACAACTTTATATACAGTACCTGCAAGTACTTCAACGGTAGTGTCTACTATCACGGTAGCAAACCTTGCTGGTTCTGCTGCTACATTTCGTATTTCTGTTAGACCTGCTGGTGCAGTACAGACTAACGCAATGTATATTGCTTATGATGTAACTGTAGGAGCAACTGATACAACAACATTAACTCTTGGACTTACACTAGCAACAACTGATGTTGTTACAGTGTATGCTTCAACAGCCACTTTAGCATTTAATGCATACGGAAGTGAGATTGCCTAATGGCAGTAAAAAGATTTTCTGATGGTAGTAGTATAAAAAATAGTTTTAAATTAAGTAGAGGCTCAACTTCTGCTGCTAAACCTGAGGCTCCTACTATTGGCGCGGCTACTAAAACTGGTAGTTCAACAGCAACTGTTGCCTACACTGCTGCAACTTTAGGTGCTGCTGGTTCTACATTTACCGCAACTTCTACTCCTAGTTCTATTACTGGTACAGGTAGTTCACCAATAACAGTTTCTGGATTGGCTAGTAATACTTCATATACATTTACAGTAAAAGCAACTAATGCTAATGGTGATTCTCCTTTATCTGCTGCATCTAATTCAATTACAACTGATGTTCCCACTATAAGTGTTGACTACCTTGTTCTTGCAGGTGGAGGCGGCGGAGGTAGATACTATGGAGGCGGCGGAGGTGCGGGTGGATTCCGTTGCACAGTAACTAATACTGGCGGTGGTGGAACATTAGAGTCTGCGCTTTCTGCAGCACTTAGCACAAATTACACAGTTACAGTTGGTGGTGGTGGTGCTGGTGCAACAAGTGCTGGTGCTGGCAGTCCTGGTAACAACTCTGTATTTTCTACTATAACTTCAACTGGTGGCGGATTTGGTGCTGGCGGTACTAATAGTAGTTTTTATACTGGCGGTAGTGGCGGCTCTGGTGGCGGTGCAAGAAGTGCTTCTGGAAGTGAATCTGGTGGTACTAGAACAGCCTCTCCAGTTCAAGGTTTTAACGGTGGTGGCGGTTCTAGCGGTGGCGGTGGAGCAGGCGGCGGCGGTGCTGGTGCGGTTGGTGGAGCACCAACTCAAGCAGGCGCAATTGGCGGTTCTGGTGGCGCTGGTGTATCAGTTTCTATGGTAACTGGAACTCCTGTAACAAGAGCAGGTGGCGGTGGTGGTTCATACAATAGTTCTGGCGCTGGTGGTTCTGGTGGTGGTGGTATTGGTGGTACTGATGGTTCAGAGTCATCATCTGGTTCAAATGGTTCAGGCGGTGGTGGTGGTTCAGGCGGTGGTAATGGTGGCAGTGGTGGTGCAGGAATTGTAATTCTTAGATACCTTACTTCTGGTGGCACAATTACAATCGGTGCTGGATTAACTGGTTCAACTACAACAGATGGTTCATATAAAGTTACAACAATAACAGCAGGCACAGGAAATGTGAGTTGGGCATAATGGCACATTACGCGTTCTTAGATAATAATAATATCGTTACTGAAATTATAGTAGGTATTAATGAAACTGAAACTATTGAAGGATTAAGTACCGAGACCTGGTATGGAAACTTCAGAGGTCAGGTGTGTAAGAGAACATCTTACAATAACAACATCCGCAAGAACTACGCAGGTATCGGTTATACCTATGATGCCGAGAGAGATGCCTTTATCGCGCCTAAACCAAACTGTCATCCAGAGGTAACACTTGATGAGGCAACTTGTCGTTGGACTTGTAGTAATTCAGATCACATAGTAGAGGAATAAAATGAGTAAAGCAAGAGACCTCGCAAACGCAAGTACCGCACTAAGTGCTGTAACTGCAACTGAGTTAGGGTATGTAGATGGTGTTACCTCTGCTATCCAGACACAGATTGATAGCAAGATAGGTTCTGCATCAGCAATTAACCCTACTATTGTAGATGCTAAAGGCGACATCATCGCTGCTACTGCTGCAGATACTGTTGCTAGATTAGCCGTAGGTGCAAACGGCACAGTCTTAACTGCTGCCTCTGGTCAGGCAACAGGTTTGGAGTGGGCTACGCCTTCAAGCGGTGGTATAACTTTACTTAGCACAACATCTCTAAGTGGTGCAAGCACAACAATCTCAAGTATAAATCAAACTTACACAAATCTTGTTATAGTAGTATCTAATGTTTATTCAACAGGCGCAGACCAATTTTTTATTAAACCTAATGGAACAAATTCTATTGGACTAAGTCTTTTGTTGGCAGGTGCTAGTACAGCAGATGGTGTTACTTACGCAAATATAACAAGCCCTAATATTGGAACAAGCACCTCGGCAACACCTTCTGCTCTTTATTTGAATATATCTAATTATGCAGATACTACAAGCAGTAAGCCTTTTAGTTGGTATGGAAATGTTACTGCAGCACAAAGTGGATTATTTATGGCAGCAGGTGCGGTTGTAACCAATACAGCAATTTCTTCTTTAGTATTTTCAATCGCTTCTGGCACATTTGCCGCTGGAACTGTTAAGATATACGGAGTTAAATAATATGGCTAAACCAATGGTAAGAATACACAATCAAGCAACTAATGAAGTTGTTGATAGAGAAATGAATGATGCTGAGTTTGCTCAATATCAAGCAGACCAGGCAGCACAGGCAACTGCACAAGCAGAGGCAGAAGCAAAGGCAACTGCTAAGGCAGCCCTACTAGCACAACTAGGCATTACAGAAGAACAAGCAAAACTTTTACTTTCTTAATTAAGGAGCACCGCGGTAATAATGGATAGACCCCTTTCTAGGGCTATAAATCCTTTAAAATCGCGCATTAAAAATCAGTTTTAAACTATTAACGCAGGTAATTACCCACTATAATACGTAGGTAACTAGGAGGAACCATGCCAGCAATAGATTTTCCTAACTCGCCATCTGTCAACTCTACCCACACAGTTGGCAACCGTGTTTGGAAGTGGAATGGCACTGTCTGGGAGGTCGTTCGTTCGACTGTTCCTTATTCAACAGGGGCAACTGGTGCTACAGGTGCAACGGGTAGTACAGGACCTACTGGTCAAACGGGTGCTAATGGAAATACAGGTGCAACTGGAAATACAGGGGCACAGGGCAATACAGGTGTAACGGGTCAGACTGGCCCAACAGGAATGGCATTTGCACAAACTACTGAACCAGCAAGTCCAGTAGACGGGGTTATTTGGGTAGACACAGATGGAGCAGTAGTTGGTCAAGCGGTAGTTCGATGGTCAAAGGCTCCTACTGGTGGTACAACATCATTAACTGGATTAGATGACAGTTCAGTTACTTTAAGTTATACAGCAGGATATGAGCAGGTATACCGAAACGGTACGCTTTTATCTCGTGGCAATGATTACACGGCAACAAATGGCACATCTATCACCTTAATTGATGCAACTCTTACGGGCGATATCATTGAGGTAATTGGTAGTGCAGTACTTGCTATTGCAGATGTTTACACACAGGCTCAAGTTAACAGCGGTTTTATTCCACAAACTACAAACTTCTTTGCTGGTAAGAATAAAATCATTAATGGTGACTTTGGTGTATGGCAAAGAGGTACTTCTATAGCAGGAACTGGGTCAGAAACATTTTCTGCTGACCGATTCCTATGGATAGGCGATGGTTCAGGTGGTACTCGTACATTTAGTCGTCAGACTATGGGATATGGAGATATTGCAGGATATGAATACCCATACTTTTTCCGATTCAATCAAAGCGTTGCTGGAACTGGTGCAAGTTACAATTACATTTGCCAAAGAATTGAAAACGCAAACACATTTGCTGGTCAAACTGTAACATTTAGTTTTTGGGCTAAGGCTTCATCAACTACAACATTGCCTGCAATCTATGCTCGTCAGCGTTTTGGTTCAGGCGGTTCTTCTGAAACAAGCACAACTGTTGCATCAAGTATTTCAGTTACAACATCTTGGCAACGATTTACATATTCTTTTACAGTTCCATCTATTGCTGGTAAAACTGTTGGTACTGGTTCATATTTGACTATGGATGTTTACCATCCAATTAACTCTACTTTTACAGTAGATACTTTTGGCTGGCAACTAGAAGCAGGTTCAACAGCAACAGCCTTCCAAACTGCAACAGGAACTGTTCAAGGCGAGTTAGCCGCTTGTCAAAGGTATTACAACAGATACACGGCTACTGGTGTTTATTCATCTTTTGCAAGTTCGGCCTTCGCTCAAAGTACAACAGCGGGAACTGGTTTATTTGCTTTTCCAATAGAAATGCGAATTGCTCCAACAGCAATAGATAGTTCGACTTTGGCTTTTAGCAAATGGGATAATACTCATTATGCAATGAGTTCAGTGACTTTAGACTCAGCAACAACTAGCACAAAAAATGCTTATGTATATGGAACAGGGTCTGGTATGACTGCTGGAAATATCGGCTATTTTGGCGCAAACAATTCAGCATCGGCTTACATCGGATTTAGTGCGGAGTTATAAAAATGGATAATGTATCTTTTATTAAAGTTTTAGAATCAGACGGTGTTGAAAGAGAACACGCCATTATTGACCACGGCAACGAGCAATTTACCTCAATGCTTAAATCAACTTATGATGAAATGATTGCTCAACAACTACTAGGAGGCAACTAACCAATGGCAACAATTAGTAATACCCCTAGACCAGGTTATGTTTATGACTCAACAGATGCTGTTTGGTATCCGATAGGCACTGGTACACACAGTCATAGTGAGATTGCTTCTACAATAGTAGATGCTAAAGGGGATCTGATTACTGCTACGGCAGCAGATACCCCTGCTCGTCTTGGAGTAGGTGCTAATAATACAGTCCTTACGGCAGATAGTGCTGAGGCTACTGGTTTAAAGTGGGCAACACCTGTTGTTGGTGGAAATGTTTCTTGGTCATTGTTATCAACAACTTCTTTAACTGGTTCAAGTGTGTCTTTGACAGGATTAACCAATAATAATTATTTTGTTTGGTTGCAAGATTGGACAGGTTCATCAGCTGGTCAGGATGTAAGAATTACATTAAATAGCAATACAACCGCTGCAAATTATGATGGTTTATATTTATACCCAACTATTTTTCAGGCCCAAAGTTATCGTGAAGCAATTGGTGCTTTTGATATTGGCAATATAAGTAGCACACAAGCTGGATTTGCTGAAATTAGTTCAGCGCAACAAAGTGGCTATAAAAAAATAAGGGCTTGGACTGCAAAAACTTCTGGAGGAACAGAGTATCAAGGGACAGAAGGATTTTTCAAAAGTTCTAGCGTTGTTTCAAGCATTCAAATTTTTGTGACTGGTGGAACTTTTTCTGGTGGAACTGCTTACCTATATGGAGGTTCATAATGACAAATCCAATAATTAAAATTGTTGATGTTTTAACTGGTGAGGAAATTGAACGGCCAATGAACAAAGATGAATTTGATGCTTACAAATTAGCAAGTTATGTAGATCCGCAAATTGCTGTTGAAGCACAAGCAAAAGCAACTGCACGACAAGCAGTTCTTGATCGTCTTGGTTTAACTGCCGAGGAAGCACAACTACTACTAGGAGGTAACTAATGGCTATAACTAAGGCCTCAAGTAATGCAGTTGCACCGGCAGCCAAGGGAGATCTAGTTGTAGGTAGTGCTACTAATGACTCTGGTGTTCTTGCGGTAGGAAGCACTGACCAAGTATTAACAGTTGATTCAACTACTGCTACTGGTTTGAAGTGGGCAACTCCTGCTGCTGGTGGTATGACTTTATTATCAACTACAACTCTTTCAGGTGCAACAACAACTATTTCATCAATAAGTGGTTCATACAATACTTTGTTTGGAATTGTAACAGGTATGACAAATGCAACAGGAAATGGTCAATATAGAATTGCACCAAATGGTTCTACAACTACTTCATTTAATATACATGTTGGCAATGCAGTGACTCCAACATGGCAATCCACAACCGCTTCTTATTTAATGATAAGCACTGGGGGTGGCGAAGCGCCAGACCGCACAAGTGCTTCAAATGCCATTGCTTTCACCATTAACAACTATACAAGCACAACTGCACACAAACCATTTCAGGTATATGGTTATTACAATGTAAGCAATAGTGCAAGCGACCAAGCATTTACATGTTTTGGTGGCATTCAAACAACTTCTGCAATAACATCACTTGTATTTTCAAATGATGGTGGGAATTTATCAACAGGCACAGTCCTACTTTACGGGGTGAAATAATATGACAAAACCAATAGTAAGAATACATAACATTGAAACTGACGAGGTCATTGATAGAGAGATGGATGATGCTGAGTTTGCTCAATATCAAGCAGACCAAGCAGCACAGGCAATTGCACAAGCAGAGGCAGAAGCAAAGGCTCAGGCTAAAGCAACTGCCGAAGGCAAGTTAGCCGCACTCGGTTTAACTACTGATGATTTAAGGGCTTTAGGTTTATAGCACAATCTTGAGGGATTGTTTTAAAGAGAACTTTAATCAGGCGTGGTATAATTAGTATCAGAAATAAGGAGAAAAAAAATATGGCACATTTTGCCGAAATAGATGAGAGCAATACAGTAGTACGTGTACTTGTTGTTCCAGATGCTCAAGAAGGTCGGGGTCAAGAGTATCTAGCCGATGACTTAGGTCTAGGTGGGACTTGGAAGAAGACTTCCTACAACACACAAGGTGGAGTTCACGCTTTAGGTGGAACACCATATCGCAAGAATTATGCAGGAATTGGTTATACATTTGACGCCGTAAAAGACGCGTTCATTGCGCCAAAGCCTTACGCTTCATGGGTATTAGATGAAGCAACATGTAATTGGGAAGCTCCCGTTGCAATGCCAACCGATGACAAGATGTATCGTTGGGATGAAGAAACAACTAACTGGATAGAGGTAGCATAAACATGTCTGAAGCACCAACAAAGGTAGTAGTAGATTGCTCAACTGGAGAGACACAAATTATCCCGTTGACGGCTGAAGAAATTTCACAACGCGAGGCAGATGCAGCAGCGTATGCAACTGCACAGGCTGAGCGCGAAGCGGCAGAGGCTGCAACAGCAGCATTAAAAGCATCTGCTAGAACAAAGCTAATCGCTGGAACTCCTCTAACAGAGGCAGAAGCGGCTGTACTAGTAATTTAGTTTTTTGTTACATCAAAGCAAGATAAGTATTAAAGACTGGAGGCTACTATGCCAATATTAGGAACGGTAGCCTCTCAGTTTGCAGGAAAACCTTTTAGCTCGTTTGAATCTATTGCAACTCTTACTGGTAATGGTTCATCAGGCGTATTAAACTTTACTAATATTCCACAAACCTACACGCATTTACAAATAAGAGCGTTTGCTAGAAATAGTGCTGGGGCAAATCTTGACAACTTTTATGTAAATTTTAATGAGGTTTATGCCACAAACTCATACGCAACACACTGGATTTATGGGTATGGTGGTGCTATTGCTTCTCAACAGGTTGCCCCTTGGACATTATCTTTAGGTGGATTTTTAACAGCAGGTACTGGTGAACCCAATGCAAATGGTGGCGCAATAGTATTAGATATTTTAGATTACACAAACACAAATAAAAACACTACATTTAAATCATTAAATAGTTTTAATGCAAACAATCAAACATATAGTGGCGTAGCAGTAGCGTCAGGTGTATTTTTAAATACTGCGGCAATAACAAATATAAGGTTGGCTTGCTCCAATTCATTTGCAACAACTACGCAATTTGCGCTTTATGGAATTAAGGGAGCATAATGGCAAGTACATACGAACCAATAGGAACATCTACAGTTAGTAATGCTACAACTTCTACTTTTACATTCAGTAGCATTCCAGCGACATATACTGACCTTGTTGTTATCCTAAATGGAAACACTGATGGTCCAAGTTCTCCAAAAATGTTTTTTAATAATGAAAATACTGGAACTAATTATAGTTGGAATGGTGTAGTAGGCAGAACAGTAGTAGTTGCTACGGGGGATGTAAATACTAATCAACTTTACATTGGCGGCTATCAAAACTATTGGCCTAATAGCGCTACTGAAAGAGCGACTGCTTATATTCATATTATGAATTATGCAAATACATCAACATATAAGTCTTATGTAAGTCGAGATTCTGATTCTTACGATGTTGGTAGTCAAATAGGCGAAGTCGGGCTTTATGGTGGCATGTGGCGCAGCACAGCCGCAGTAAATAGAATTGATATATGGACAGGTTATGCACTTTATTACTTTAGAGCAGGAACAACTGCAACTATTTACGGAATAAAGGCGGCATAGATGGCAAATACATATGTATTAATTAGTCCAGTAACTGTAGGCGCAGGTGGCGCGTCCTCAATAGAGTTTACTTCTATTCCTCAAACTTATACTGATTTATGCGTAGTTCTTTCTACTCGTTTAACTTCAACTGGTGGGGCGCAAGATACAACTTGGCTTAATTCTATAAATGGTAATACCAGTTCATTTAAGGACAAAGTTTTAAGAGGTGATGGAAGTTCCGCTTCAATTTTTGTACCTAGTGAAACACCCCTATACATAGGTCAAAGCCCAACTGCTAGCGGTACTGCTAATACTTTTGCTAGTCATTTTGTTTATATTCCAAATTATACTAGTTCTAATCAAAAATCTATTTCTATTGATAGCGTTCAAGAAAACAACTCATCAACTGCATATCTGGGATTTACTACGGGATTATGGACACAAACTTCTGCAATAACATCACTGTCTTTTACTACCAATAGTGGTAATTTTGCTCAATACTCAACCGCTTATCTATATGGAATATCTAACGCTTAAGAAGAAAGTCTCTAGGGCTTAGGAGGAAGAGTCTCTGAGCGACCACGGATCTACAGGGCGTTCTAGTAAGTCATTCTACTGCTCAAAGAGTAGAGTGGGCAGGAAAATATTGCCTCGTGTTTTAAGACATCTAAAGTTCAGAAAACCTGTGTATAAACGTAAAGTTAAACCGTACTTTTACTGGTCAGATCAAAGATTTAATAAGAATAAGACACACTTTTACCATTAAAGGATAGATATGCCAGAAATGGTATAGTTAGATTATGAAAGTTGCCGCCTACGCTATTGCCCTAAATGAGGAGAAGCACGCTCAGCGGTGGGCAGATACTACTAAAGATGCAGATTTTAGATTGGTATGTGACACAGGATCTACGGACAAAACGATTGAGATATTAAGAAGTAATGGCATTATTGTCTATGAAATAAGTGTAAAGCCTTGGAGATTTGATGTTGCAAGAAATACTGCTCAGAGCCTACTACCAGCAGATATAGATTTATGTTTAAGTTTAGATTTAGATGAAACAGTAGATGAAGACTTTTTTAAAAAAGTAAAAGAACACTGGGCACCTGGTGCTAATAAAGGCTGGTGTGATTTTGATACTGGTCATACTTGGCTTGGTGCTAGGTTGCACGCTAGAGATGGAATTTATTGGAAGTATCCTATTCATGAAGTATTTGTTCCTTCCCTTGATACTCCCTTAATGAGTTGCACTATTCCTACCAAGATGTATCACAAGCCAGATAATACAAAATCTCGTGGTCAGTATATGACAATGCTTGTGGCAGCAAGTAAAGAGTTTGGCGAAGACCATAGAATTTGGGTCTACCTTTGCCGTGAGTATTACTATTACAGAATGTGGGAGTTAGTGATAAGTAGTGCTCAAAAGGTTACTGATTTTAGTAAAGACTGGTATATAGAGCGTGCAGCAGTTTGTAGATTTGCATCTGAAGCATGTAGAAACTTAGGAAGACTTGAAGAGGCACATACTTGGGCAGATAAAGCAATATCAATTGATCCATGCGGTGAGGCTTATTATGAAAAAGTACGTTGTTACTATGAACAATCTGACTGGGGTGGCGTCTGGGAGACCTGTAAGTTAGTTGCTAAGTGTGAACCAACTAAACATTATTTATCATCTGAAGCGCTATGGAACTGGATGCTAGATGATATGAGAGCCTTATCTGCTCACAATCTAGGAGATAAAGAAAAAGCAGTAGAGTATGGGGAGAAAGCCCTTAAAGGAAACCCAAGTGAAACTAGATTAATAAACAATATGGTTTTCTATAAGCAGGGTATTTAATGACACAGCCAAACGTATTCTTAGCCCTTCTTGTAAAACAAAAAGAAGCCGTTCTTCCACTATTTTTAGAAAGTCTAAACGACTGGGATTACCCTAAAGAAAACATATTTATTTACATCAGAACTAATAACAACACAGATAACACAAAACAACTTTTAGAAGAGTGGGTAAAGGAGTACGGGGATAAATATAAAGGATTAATCTATAACAGCGAAGATGTGCCAGAGAAGGTAGAGCAGTACGATGTTCATTTCTGGAATGGAGAAAGGTTCAGGGTTCTAGGAAAAATTCGTCAAGAGAGTATGAATCAAGCCTTGCTCACAGATTGTGAATATTATTTTGTAGTAGATACAGACAACTTCTTATTCCCAGAAACTCTTAAAGAGTTAGTAAAACTAGACTTACCTATAGTTGCTCCATTTTTAAGGTATGCAGTTGCTCTTGGAGAGAACGCTGATACTCCTGTAGAGGCTGCTAAGAGAGAAGGTCATATGAGTAGGTACTACTCAAACTATCACGATAAAGTAGATGACTTCGGGTCAATTATTGCAGAAGACCTTTACTACAAAATTTTAAATCAAGAGGTAAAAGGGTTAATTGAATGCATGTGCGTTCACTGCACTTATCTGATTAAAAGAGAGTATTTATCTGAACTTACCTATTTAGAGCAGTCAGACCGCTGGGAGTATATGGTTTTTTCTAACTCTGCTAGAAATAAAGGAATTACTCAGTACCTAGATAACAGAACTATATATGGAGTTCTAACCTTGAGTGAGAATCTTGGGGCCTCTAGGTGGTGGTTTAATTATTTAAAAAATGAAAAAAATAGAACAGAAAAATATAAATCTGTTACTAGTTTTACATAAGCCTGTCTGTCCATGTTTTTGGAGTTTTATCAGTAACAAACTCTAGAGGTAGGTGGTAGTTAAACTCCCTAGCGCCCTTAGATTTAATCCAGTTTACTAGTTCTACTAATCCAGACTCTAATGAGGTAGTAGTTTTATAGTTCAAAAGTTCTCTTGCAAGATTGGCTGAGCAGTTAGCGTGAAAAACTTCCTGAGGTCTTCCTGGCATATAAATTGGCTCTAACTTAAAATCAAGAATTATTGATAGTTTCTGGGCTAGTTCATTTATAGTAACAAACTCTTCATCTGGGCCAATATTAACAATTCGCCCATCAGCAACATCGGTCTCACATGCAATCATAAGTGGGTCAGTGACATCTTGCATAAATGAGAAACATCTTTTTTGCTCGCCGTTTCCATAGATAATAGGTTGCTTACCTTGAAGCATTCTATTTATCATAATTGAGGCTACGTTTCTGTAGGGGTCATCAAATTTTTGTCTAGGGCCAATAATGTTGTGTGGAACCAGTATTACGTAATTTAGCCCGTGAGTATCTGCAATATTTTTAATCATAAGTTCAGCCCCGTATTTTGCAATTCCATACGGATCCTGAGGCTTAGGGGTCATTGACTCAACAAAGGGAACTACATCCTGAGTGCCGTACCTTGCCATAGAAGATAGATGAACAATTTTTTTAACATTAGTTTTTACACAAGCACTCATTATGTTTGTAGTTATTTGCATGGTATTTCTAACAACTAGGGATGGAGAGAATACAGAGAGACCTTCATAGGCAGTACATGCAGTATGAACCACTAAATTTACATCTTCAAAAAGAGGTTGGATTAGTTCTAAATTATCTAAATCTATATTATAAAAATCAACGCCTGAAGGCACATTTTCTTCATACCCACCTAGTAAATTATCTATTCCTATAACATCATAGCCTTTAGCAAGAAAAGCATCTGCTAGATGACTGCCCATAAACCCTGCTACACCAGTTACTAATACTTTCATTTGTTAATTGCCTCTTTTAGTTTTGTAATATCACTCTGAAAATTTGTCATTTTATATCTAGCCAAAGCATTTCTATCTCTCTCATACATCCAAGGAGAGTTTATTGCATCATATAAATCATCAACAGGTGCTTTACGAACAGCGTAGTGGTGATGTTCTAGGATAACTTCAGGACAGTATCTAAGAGTCTGCATAGCATCTCCCAGTAGTTTCCAAAAATTATCTATATATAGATGTAATAACTCAGGAGGGGCTAGGTATCCAAGTGTTTTTACAATATTTGAATCAAAACAAGTTCCGTTGCTGGGTAAAAGAGCCCTTTGAGCCAGATCATCTGGGTATGAGATGCCCATAGGTACATCTTTTATTGCATTAATAAGGTTTTCATCCCACTTGGGTGTCATAACAGTCGTGTCATCGGCTGCCCAAAGAATGTAGTCATACTCATCCATGTACTTATTTGCCATGCGATTTAGTTTTTCATTAACACCCAACTGCTCTGGTTTAGGTCCTATCTCATACTTAATACCCTGCATCCTCGGATATAAAGCGTGATCATCCTCATCTAAGCAAGCGACTATGTCTGAAACAGTTGTGTGTTGTCTTAGAGAATTTACTGCTCTAACAAACCTTTTGGGCCTAGTTCTAGATGGAACTAAGATAACTGAGCGAGTCATAATTTAATTTTAACACGGAATACATAAAAAATAGGGATCACTCTCTACAAGTGATCCCTACTTTAGATGTTGTATTACTTAGATATGCCCTCACCTTTGATCACGGTCTCTTGTCCCGTAGCAAGATCTCTAACTACAACTGAAACGGTGTAATCACGACCTGCTCCAAGAGATCCAACATTTAGAGTCTGAGCAGAGCCATCTGTTCCAATTGCAGTAGTTGATCCAGACTTATTATCGCGGACAATAAGAGTTGCCCAAGATTTACTTGCATCAAAGTTTGGAACCGCAGGCATTGCAATAGCCACAGACAGGGCACCTGAGGCATCTACAACTCGAGAAGCAATAGATGGAGCAGTAATAGTTGCTCTATCTGTGGTATCACTTCTGGCTGGCGTTGGTGCTGGCGCAGTAGAAGCAACAGTTGCAACTACTGGGTTTAGTATTACAGTCTCAGTATTTGTCAAAGTATCACGAATTACTGTTTTAACTGTGACGTTCTGATCTTGTGGAAGATTGTTAATAGTCACTGTGCTTGAACCTTGCGCAAGCCCGACTGAAGTAGTTGAGCGACCATCAGTAACTGTGTAAACAGAAACAACTGATGTAGATGGTAGGTCTTGAATACCAGTAACATCAACAGTCATTGCGACTGAGTTATCCGCATTAAGTACCTGAGTTGTAACTACAGGTGAATTTGCTTGTGCCACAACAGGATCAGTTGGCTCTGTAGGAAGTGTCACTGGAGATAGTTGAGTGATCCCATATGTAGGAGTCACCTTCACGTCAGGTGCTACATATACTGAAACTATCGAGCCTTGAGTAATTGGCTTAAGGCGAGTTACACCATTTGAATCAACATATTTAACGCCAGCATTAGCAGGAAGTTTTACAATAATTCCATATGAATCAATTACACGGTTTGGTGAGTACCCATCCCAAGTAACAATACGATCAACAACACCATCCACAATAACTGCATACTTTGCTTTCGCAGTTGGGGCAGGTGTTAAGCCTGACATCTGAGGTGTAGATGTAATTTCATCTAGAGTGATTGCAAAGTAACCATCTGCTCTTACCTGAAGTAAATCTTCAGACTTCATTCGAGATACTGTGCTTTGCGCATCTATGTCTGCTACCCATCCAGCAAAAGCTGGGCTGGCAATAAGTGTTAGCGCAGTGGCTAAACCTAATATACGTACTTTATTCTTTAACATTCTTGCTCCTAGTCATTTTGTCTCTTGAGAGGCAATACTAGTAGGTAGGCTAGCAAATAGCAAGTAGGCTATGAAACTGCTTTTTTACGCTTGTTTTTCTTCTTAAGTTTCTCTTTTTTCTTCTCTAACTTGGCTGCTTTATCAATTTTCTCAGCCTTGTATGCCTCTACTGCGTTGGCGCTAGTTCTACTTCTCCAAGCAAATCCACACTCGGTACAGGTAACAATCTTTGCTGTAGTCCATCTTCCAGTTGTTGATAGTTTCTCTATAGATGTTTCTAGTTTGCCAGGTCTTGCGGTACAAAATGGACAGTTGGGATATCTACGGCGTCGAGTCTCTTCTCCAAGATATGAAACTGAAAGAGTCCTGCGAATTTCAATTTCATCTTTGCCTCCCCATATTCCCCAAATTTGTCTGTGCTCTAGAGCCCACTGTAAACAATCTTTTCTTACAGGGCATGAAAAACATAAATTTTTAGCATCATACTTTTCAGAAAAATCTTTAGAGAAAAACCAGTCTAAATATTTTTTATTTGATGGTTTGGCGCATAAGGCTTCACTCTGCCATCTGAGGCTTTCTGCTGGTTTCCACATACACTCTATTTTAAACTAAAGCACTATAAATCTACTGACTAAAACACTATATTTACTATATTTCTATCCATGTAGTTAATTCAATATTTTCGACTATATCACCATACTCGGTCTCAGAGTTTTCGTCGCACACTACGTACTCAAACTCTTCCTCTAGAATGCCACACCAGCCCCTAATTATTTGACAATTTTCAATTAATTTAAAACTATCTCCTAAAGAATCAGCAACTCCATCTCTTTGAATAGCAGACGCTAATGCTCTAGAAACAAGATCGTTATCCATATCTACATGATCTAAAGTGTAATAAACGGTTGAGTCAGGATTGTTTTTACTATAGCCAGAGCCACTCCACTCACACCAAAGTTCTTCCCCAGGTCTTGTGTCTTTTTTCATTAATTTTTTAAAGACTATTCGTCTTCTGTAGAGTAAAAGTTAAACTCGAAATCCTTTGAAAACTCATCATTGGTAAAGTATATTTCTTCTTGCTTCTTTAACTCATATATTCCAGCAATAGTTACTGATCCACACATACAGCAGACGTCTACAGAGCCAGTGTTTATTATTGTTGGCATATCTACACCAACAAGTTTTACAAGGATGTTGCCATCCTCATTGACGCTCTGAGGCTCCCACTTGGAATGCTCTTCCATCCAGCACAACTCGCAAAGAGCCATAGGGCTAACCATTGAACTGTCTTCCATACATAGCCTTTCTTGAGGCGTATCTAGTAGGACAATTCTAGTTGTATTTCCCATTCTAGATTTGTTTTAAATCTATATTTACAGGAATTCTTTTATGCTTTCTTATATTAGTTCTTTCTTTAGGGCTTAGTCCTCCCCAAAAACCAAACAGTTCATTTCTAATAGCCCAGTCAGCGCACTCGGCTTTGTGAGGACATTGTTTGCATATGGAGCTTGCCATAGCATATGTACTCATTGAATCAATTTTCTTTTCATCTTTATCATCAGTATAAAATATCTCTACACCAACTTCTGCGCATAACGGTTCTTCAAATTCCCATGGTCCACGAGACACTTGGCTCTCCTTTTAAAGTTTAATTATCGGGTTATTTACTTACAAATTACTTTTGTTTATTCTCCAAGTTCCCGACCTCATAACCACATGCAGCATAACCAGCAATATCAACCCAAGTGTCAGGTTGAAATCCAGACTTAGAAGCATACCTAGCCACTTTAAGACCAACCATCATCATTGCAACATCTTCATTGGTAATTTCAATACCTAGAATTACAGACCAAATTTTTGCTGTTCGTTCAAAATTGTCTTCAGGATTTCCGTACTGTTTGTTGCGCTCCCCAGAAATAATTCTGGCGGCTTCCCGTAGCGCTTCAACTCGTAAGGTAGTAGGTTCATTAGTTGTTGGTTTTTCTTCGTTACCTGATGTCATCTTTTATCCTCGCTATCACTTGAGCATTGTATTTTTTGGGAAGATTTTTATCAGAGGTGCCGTCAATAGTCACCTCATAATTAACATATTTTAGTGGGTCATCAGAGGTTATGGCAAGGTACAAAGATATTTCTTCTTTGATATTGTCGATAATCTCTTGATGATTATTCCCAACTACAGAGAACTTATATGTAACTGTTTTCAAGTTACAAGCGTTTCTCTAATTGATCTGGTCTTAAGTGAACTCCTTCTAAAAGAGGAGCTTTATTATCATCGCTTTTAATAATAATATCTCCATAACGAATTCCTACAACCCGACCTCTCCTTCCATTAAAGTCTTTACCGCTTTTATTATCAAAAGCATCAGACTTTATTCGCACGTAATCTGCCAAAACAATTGAGCCAGGAGTTACTTGAACCCAAGTCTCGCCCTTTTCTTCCTTTACAAGAGCGTGCCCCAATGACAACTTAGCAAAGATAGCAATAATATCTTTAGAGTAGTCAACTTTTTGATCTTTATTCTTTTCCTTTACATCTTCCCAAGACTTGAGAAGAGTTAGAACAGAGTCACCAACAATTCTTCTGGTTTTGTTTTTTGTCAGTTGCTCTTTTACCCAGGCGATATCTACATCAGCCATTTTTGTTCCTTTCCTAGTTAGTTTGTTTATTACTTTTGTAGCAGTATGTTTCCTATATTTTCTTTTACACTCTCCCATGAGTGTATATTTTGAATATAAGACTCTTTCTGTTTCTTAGATACTTCCACTCTTTCAATAGGGCTCATCTCCTCTATAGCGTTTGGAAGCATTGACCATTCTGGACCCATATACGTAGTTAACCTCCAATCAGTAATTGCAGGTACTCCTATGTAAAGCGCTTGAGATAAAGTCGGAAACCACCAAGGATTTCCAGATTTATAAACTGAAACTAAAACTCCCATTGAACTAGATATTCTAGTCAATATGTCTTTATTGCCTTCCCACTTAGTTGCTCTGTAGTTAACCTGTGGGTTAGATAGAGAAAGAGACACTTTACGATACCAATCGGTCTTAGGATTATCTATGCACCAATAACTTCCGTCAGCATAGTTGTGTATTGGGTTATTAATCTCTAGAAGGTAAGCGTCTGGGTTAACTAAGAATAATTTTGTTTTATTTATATTAGGTATGTATTTAGTAACTACCTCTTCAGTAGACCAAGGGTAGGACGGAATAATTGTTTTAGGCCAAGCACCGCCATAAAGTTTTCTAGCACCCTCTATTACGTTTTTATAGTTTTTAGGCTCTAAGGCTAATTTGTACTCTCGCTTTTTAGAGTAGAAACTGCCAAAGAAAGATTCTGGTTTTCTGTATATGTCTCCTAAACTAAAGTACAGTTTGTGAGGGTCTATCGTGTCTATAAAGAGAGAAAGAGTTCCTAGATCACTAGCGTGATTTATTACAGATAAAGCGCCGTATGCCCTGTGGGACGCAATACCTGTTGGCTTAGCGATACCCACCAAAATGGCGTCATATTGAGATAAATAATCTTTAGTCATAGTTACTGAAGGATCTTCCCAAGTAACATCAAAACCTAATTCAGTTAAAGCATTATTAATATTTCCAGCAAATGAAGGAACTTTTTCGTTTGTATTTTTGGATGCATGAGAGGCTGTGCATCCTGTAATTAATACCTTCATATAAACCTCTTATATCTAAGATGGTTACTAGATGTTGTTGTTAATTCCCCTGAACAACAACAACATCTAGTAAACTCTATTTTTTATTTAGAACGGAGCAGCAGGAGCAGCAGCAGGTGCTGGCGCTGGTGCAGGAGCAGGTGCTGGCGCTGGTGCAGCAGCAACTGGAGCGGATGCTGCAGAAGTTTGTGCAGTATTTGGGTAGTAGTTCTTGATTTCATTCTTCTTAGAACCATTCCATGTACGTGTTCCAACTTGAGCACGGAAACGCTTACCAGAAATTATTTGCTCAATTTGAGCATTGGTTGGCGCTGGTTGCTGTAAGAAGTAATCACGAGGTACACCAAGAGCATGCATCTTCTTGAAAAAGATACCAAGAGCAGCAGGACTATCTGGAGAAACAACTAAGTTGTCCCAGACAAGACGCTTGTTATGAGCGCCACCTTCAACTTGCGCTTTTACAGAGAACATTGTTTTGCCACTCTGTGTCATTTTATGCGTAGCCTCTACGACTACAACATCATAATCACCATCTGGAAGCGGATCATAATTACCTGATTCGCCTGCTTCTTTGATGAGGTCACCCCAATTTAGAGTACTCATTTGTTATACCTCTTTCTTTTCTTTAGTGGTTTTGTCTTGAGTAGTTTGCTTAGTTCCAAAAATGGTATTAAGCATTACTTCAATTGATAACTTGTCTTGCTCGACTATAGAACCTAGACGACCTTGTACTCGCTCGCCAGCCTCATAATCGTTTGTTCTTTCCACATACATACGCCTTACTTTATAAGGAGGCTGTAGTGGATCTGGATTTGCCATTTGCTCTACTGTCAACGCACCAAGAATGTCGTAAAAATATGGTGCTTGAATTGCTAGTTGACCTTGTAGATACGGACGGTGTCTTCCATCCTGGCTTGTTCTTGACATAGCAGTTAGTACAACTGCTTCAAGAGGATTTGTAGCATGCATAGTTAGATCGCGAAGATCACGAAGAAGCCCACCCATGTGACGAAGAAGTTCGCCCCACTGTTGCATCTTCATTTGTTCTGTGCCTGCGATGCTATCCATACATTTAACTTGCAGTTCAGATATTGAGTCAATAATTAAACTCTTGAACTGATGCTTTCCAAGTTGTAACCACTGATAAACCTTAATAACAGTGTCATAGTCACGAACTGTAACTACAACAGTGTCCCAAGTTCCATCAGCGATTGGTGGTTCCTCGCGAAGAGGATCCCAATACTTAACAACGATAGGTAGGAATCGGTGCCCACCCTCGACGTCAAGCATGAGTCGTGGGTATGGAGCAGTTACAGCAAAAGTAGATTTACCTACCTTGCTTTCTCCGTACACCATAACCGTAAGAGAGCGTTGGATCTCACTCATACGTCACTCGCCTCCTTTTTTGTCTGTGTCGTAATATGCATAAGGATCAGTCTCCTCATACATTTCACTAAGTGCTTGTTCAGCGGCGCTTCCGTCGTCAAACATTGGGCAGATAGTAAAAAATTGGCATTTCCATTTACAGTCACGACTTGGTTTTGGATAAGCATTAAACGCATGGCTCTCACCAGCATCTAACGCCTGTCTTACTCTCATTAAATCTGTAATCGTTCCGTGAATTCTATTCCAGAAGGAACGTAAAGTAAATATGTTATGGCGAATCTCTACTTGATCATAAAACGGAGGTTTAGCAGCCGCAGTTCTGCGAACTTTTTTAAGAAGAGTAAATATTCCGCCTTCACTTCTTTCTTTCTCATCTGTCTTAGTAGACTCTAAAAGCATGTATGTCATAACTTGCTCATTCATGTGAGCCATATTTGCAAACTCAGACAAAGAGCCTCCTACAGTTTTAAAGTCACGGAACATTCTTACGCCATCGGCTTTGCGACGAACACGCATATCAAGTTTTCCTTGAAGTTCTACTTCACCATTAAACAATGGAGCAATAATTGTTTCTTCAGTTGAAATCATCTCAAGTTCTGCATCAATACCATTCTCTTCTACCCATTGCTCATAACCTTCGAGCATGATGCGACCTAACTCTCCTTCTGTTTCAAGGTTAGATACATCTCTAAAATCTTGTAGTAAAAGTTGTTTATCTTGTTCAATTAATTCAGAGTGCGCAGTTAGTAGAGGAACACCCTTCGCATAGTGAGCATCTAGAGCGGCGTGGATTCTACTTCCCATAGCAAGTGGACCAGTCATATCTTGATGCTTAGGTTTCAATGCACGGTAGTAAGTTAGCCACCAACGACGACGACAATCTTTAAATGTCTGTATTTCCGAGTTAGATAGTCTTATGACTCCACTCATAGGTTTCCTGTCTTATCATCTTGTAGTAGTTTTAGAAGTTGATCTTTATCTTTAACAATTTGTTCAAAGTTATCGGCTTTAGTTTCTAAAACTTGGATAACTCTCTCTTCTATAGTTCCTTCCGTAACATAGTCGGTAATTACTATAGAGTCATGTATTTCGCTTCCAATTCTGTGTACGCGATCTAATACTTGCTTGTAATCAACTAAAGACCAAGGTCTTTGAAGCATTATCAGACGACGAGCAGAAGTTAGTGTAATTCCAACTCCTCCCGCTTGAGCTGTAAACAGAATCCATTTTATTGCTCCAGACTGAAAATCGTCAATAGCCTTCTGACGTTCATCTTCATCTTGATCGCCTGTAATTAACCCGTGAGAAATTTTTTTCTTTGTTAACTCAGCGCTCAGTAGATTAATAAGTTGTTTAGAGACGGCGCTTACCGCTACAGAGTCATCTCCAAAGTCTCCGTTTTCAATATCATCCATCAAAGCATCAATTTTGCATGAAGGAGCATCGAGCACTGCTCTAGGCTCACCAGTTACTTCATTGGTGGCAATAGTTGCATAAGAACTAGCAAACTGAAGAAGTCTTATTGTTTGAGTTAGAACGCTAGGTGCTGCAAGAGTATCCCCAGACTCAAGTTCAGAGATCATTAAGTCTCTCATCTGCTCGTAGGCTTTTTTCTGTTTAGTAGACATCTCTACATCTCTACGCTCTTTTAGAACTGGAGGCAGGTTTGGTAGCACAACCTTTTTAAGCATGCGTCTCATGTATGGATTTACGCTCTTATAAAACTCGTCCTGCATCTGAGGCTTAACTCCTAGAACCATCATTCCACCAAAAGCATTAAGCATTACATCAACCATTCGATCAATCCATTTTGTCTTGCTAGGCCAGTCCTTTGGAGATATCCAGTGAAGTATTGACCAAAGATCTACAACATTGTTAGCAATAGGTGTTCCAGTTAGTGCAAAGCGAATCTCAGAAGTGCCAGAGGCAGACCAAAGAGCACGAGATTGTTTTGACTTGGGATCTTTACTTCTATGAATCTCATCTGCAACTACTGCTTTAAATTTAAAGTTGTTTAACTCTCTTAAATGTACTTCGCAACGATTCTCGCTAATCTTTTCATCTTGACCACCGCAAGCACGGCATCTTGTTAAAGAGATAGATCCATAAGGAGAAAGTCTTGAATGAGACCGTAAAGATTCCCAGTTGATAATAAAAATTTGCGCTGGTTGTTCAAATTGTTTTTTGCGTTGAACAGCAGATCCTTTAATAACTTGAGTAGTTACATCTGGCCACCATCTAGCAAACTCTCTTGCCCAGTTATTCTTTAAAGTGTTAGGGCAGACAATAAGAATAGGAAAAACCTCTTCTCCTCTATCGTTTAACTCTTTTAGGGCTCTAATAGCCTGAGCAGTCTTTCCTAAGCCAGGTTCATCGGCTAGAAGGGCTCTTTTAGCGGTTGCTAGGAAGGCAACTCCTGCTCTTTGATGAGGGAATAGCACCTCATCGCCTTCATAGGTCTCTAACTCTCTTAAATTATTGGCTGGGGTAATTCTTGTCTCTAATTGATTGGCTGCCCAAGCGCCTAAAGTAGGCTTTATCTCTAAATCACTGCGGAAAGTGGAGCGTAAGGCTAAACAGGTTGTCCAACTTAGGGGGACTCTCCAAACCTGCTCAGAAGCGCTCCAGGAGGCTCCTGGGAGGCTTTTACAGAGTTCTTTGTAGCGCCAGTCAGCACTTATAAGGATGTGTTCGCCTTGGGCATCTATATCTACAGATACTGCCACTTTGACCCCTTACTTATATATGGACTGAAATAGTTTTTAGATTATTTTTTTCTGTCCATACCTATTTTAACAGAACTAATGGCTTCCAACCGCTCTTAACCAACTTTAAAAGGGCGTGTCGTATAGCGTCATTTGCATGGCCTTCTCCGCCTTTATGCCAAGTGCCTAACTTCTTTAAAGCATCATTAGGAAACATTGTCTTAGCATCTACAGGGGACTGAAAAATGATTTTTTCAGGGTCATATTCCTTAGTTCGACACATATGCTTTAAAACCCCTATCTGTTCAAGGCTAAATGGCGCTTGCGAGTTTCTCACCGTCTGAGCAGTAATAACAAATCGCTCACAAACCACCAAAACATTATCGTAGGAGGCAGCCGAGGAAAAAGCAATAGACATAGCCGTGTCTATCCAAGAAGCAAATGTTTCTGGGTCAACCTCTGCTGACATTTTTACTACTGGAGCCTCTTCTGGCAAGCCAGACCACTCAACTAAACAAACTCCTGTTGCCTTACCAGGATCTACAGAAACTATATATTTCATCAGTACTTTTGTCCCCAGTTCTCTAGTGGACCATCTATTCCAGCAGTTAGTGGAACATCCCAACCTTCAGTAGTTGTCATACATTCTTGAACTACTTTCTTTACTTCTTCTGCTTCATCCCTTGGTGCTTGTAAAACAATTTCATCATGTACAGGGACGATAAGGTACTCGGTCAAGTCTGCTTGATCAAGTTTTATTAGATTACTTTTAAATATTTCGGCAGCCCCACCTTGGATTAAGTAATTAATCAGCGTGTAGACACGTCCTTCATCGCAAGGAATCTTACGACCAGTCCAAGTGTAAATGTAACCCTGACCTTCATCCCTTTCTCTACGAGCACCAAGATTTTCAATATCTCTTTGAAACTTAATCATTCCTGGGTAACGCTTGTCAAAAGCATCTGATACAGATTTCATTTGAGACTCTAGAACTCCAGCGGTGAGTGCTTGTTTAGCAACGCCAGCACCATAAAGACGACCATAAACCATTCCCTTAATTAGGTTACGTCTTTTATCTGCACGAGTCATATCTGGTTCTTGATAAACCTCACGACCAATTTCAGTAAAGGGATCTGAACCAGTTGCATCAGCGCGATTAAAAAGATTAATTAAATTAGGATCTTTAGATAAAGAAGCAAACATACGAAACTCAACTTGGTCAAGGTCAGAGGTAATAATTACGTGATCTTTATCTTTAGGTATAAATGCTCTGCGAACAGTGTCATCTCCCTTTGGCAGAGTTTGTAGCGCTGGGTCGGTGATAGACATGCGAGATGTACGAGCACCTAAAGTCTTTACAGAAGGATGAACAATGCCATCAATTGATTTGTTTAAGAAGTTAAGGAAGTAGGTATTTGCTAGTTTATCTGCTTTACGCTGTTTTAAAATTGTTTCGGCAAGATTTTTAACCTCATCATTGCCTTGAATAGTTAGCAGGTGAAGTTGATCTTTACTTGCAGACTTTTGACCAGAAGGAGTAGTTTCAGTTATCTCTGCGCCAAGTTTTTCAAATAATCTAACTAGTTGAATATTGCTAGTGATGCTAGTTCCAGCGTAGGTTTTAGTAGCCCAATCTTTTACTGACTCCGTGTAGTCAATGAGTTCTTCGTACTTACGTTTTGAATACTCTAAATCAACTCTTGCTCCGTTTATCTCCATACGAGTAACTATCTTTCTAGCAGCCATCTCAATCTCATAGGCTTTGTAATAAGGCTGATTAGGACCGCATTTCTCGTAAAACTTTTCCCACAGACGCATTGTTAAAATAGTATCGAGTGCACCATAAGACCAGTAAGGCTCAAAGTTTGTAGGAACAGTTCCCCAAGTCCAACCATTTTTTGCTAGGTCAACATCTAACTTATCTTGAAGGTGGGCAGCATGACCATCTACAAGTCTTGCTGATAAAGGTTTTAATCCACCAGGGCCTAGAGGATCAATTAGGTGAGCCATAATCATTGTGTCATGTGCTCGATGCCAAGGTATTTCCCAATTAGATTTAATTGCAAACCATCTTGCTTCAAATGCAATATTGTGGCACACAATAGGTCCATCAAATTTATTCATTGCTTCATAAAAAACTCCAGACCACTCTGCCCAAGGAATAGACCAGCCGTGCATACCATCACCAACTTGAACCAAACGAAGATCACCATGCCAAGGAGATAAAGCATGATCTCTAGGTGAACCTAGTTTTTCCCCCGTCTCAGTGTCGATTGCAATTGCATCATGAGGACGGCGCTGACCTAACCAAGAAATAAATTCGTTTGCCTTTTCTACAGAGTCAACAAGGCTTACTTGAATTCCATCTAGTCCGTTTGTCATTTATCCTTCTGTCGTTTTGGTTTAGTTTAGTTCTTTTTTATGGAATTGTCTCTACTCTATAGATAAGATCTATATTCTCGTCATTCTTAGCGGCAATGTCTAGGAGTTTTTGAGCAACGTAGGTGAGGTATCTTGCCCCATTCTCGTTATATTTGTAAAGTGCATCTAATACTGGCTGAGGGTTATCACTTACCTGAGCCCAGTAGCGGTACTTTTCTGGGAAAATAATAGGCAAAGATCTATTAGGAGAGCACTCTTCACAAGGAATGGCATCATCTTCAAGGTTGTCGGTGAACTCGTCAACTAAATTATATCGCTCTACTTTTTCACAGGTTGCTCCGTGATAAATTAAAGAGACTCCAATACGAGATAGTACATAAGAACCATTTTCAGTTTTATAAAGAGCAAACTCAATCCATCTAACAGAGCCTTTGCGCCAAGAGGAAGATTTGCTCAGTAGTGTCCCATTAAACTGTAAAGTTCTAGAACTATCTTTTACCTCAAACATTATGTTTCTTTAGTTTCAGTTTCAGAAATCTTTGCTATCTCCATCAGTTGAGTTAAATCAGCACGAAGGGAGGCAATCTGTCCTTCATAATTTGCAGTAAGTTCACCAATACGTTGCTGTAGGGCAATAATCATTAACTCTTGCTTTGTCTTAAACTCGCTCATGTCGTTTGTCTTTCTCTTTTTGTTTTACTCTGCTTGGATGACAGAGTATGTTTCTTCTAAAGCCGCTATCTGAGACTCTGATGAAAGTATAGAGGCTCTTGCAGAGGCTATATCTGATTCCGTAGGGGCTAAACTAGCTTCTTCTTCTATAATAAAAAGTTCAGAGTTAAATTTATTAATTTTATGGTTACGTATACGAGAAGCAACTAAATCAAGTTTTTCTTGTTTTGTTACCTCAGTTGATACCACGATAAAACCTTATGAGTTTAATGCTGCTATTTCAGCACTTAAAGCTGTAACTTTTGCATCAACCTCTGCTATTTTTGCATTAAGTGAGTCTACTCTAGAAGTAGAAGGTGTTTCTGCAGCCTCTTCTTCTTTTATAGATATTTGGTAATCATACTTGTTATACTTCAAAGTTTTGATGTGCTGATTTATGATACTTACTTTTTCTTCTTTACTTAGTTCTATTGTCATTTTTTCCATTTCCTTAGTTCTACGTAGTATAGGTTCTTATTATATCAGGGTAGGGGCTTATTAACCTGACTACCCAAGGTTGCTAAATTATCTGTGTCTATAGCCCCTACTCTTTTAATAAATTGACCTGCGCCAATTCTGAGCTTAATACCGCGATTTGAGCAGAGATTTCATCTTTTTTTGTATCAATCAGACTGACTATTTCGGAAGATGGATTTTGCTTAGCATTTTCTTGAATAATATCAATTTCAAGACTATATCTACCCTGCTCCAAATTGCGGATACGAGAATTAATTATTTGTGCTTTTTCTTCTTTAGTTAATTCAGTTGTCATTTTTGCTCTCCTCTTGTATTATATTATTATTATTAAGCATTATTGGTCAATGCCTGAATTTAATTCGTGTAATAGTTCTTTTATAATCAAAATATTTCTCCTTTTTAAGTCTATATCTCCAAGGTAGCCATCTATAGTTTCTTGATCTACTGGATCTATTTTTTTAAAAATCTCAATTTCTTCATTAAGTACTGATATAGAAATCTCTAAGTTTGATATTTTGTTATTAATAATGTCTATCTTATCATTTTTTGATAACATTTGTCTCCATATTTAATTTATTATGCATTAGTAATTTGTTGTAGTTGTAGTAGCAGTTGTTGTATTTCTTTTTGGTCCCGCATATCTTGTGGTTCCAGCAGTTCCCGTTGCAGAAGCTCCAGAATATGGCGTTGCATATATATCATAATAATTGTTAAATGCACCTATGTTTGTAGTAATAGTTACTGATCCACTTGTGGAAACAGTTCCGCTAGCTGCAACTGTTCCCGTTGCTGTAGTTGTTCCAGTATATAGAATATAACTAATTGATGCTGCGCCAGTGCTTGTGATTGTAGCGGACATTCTAGGACTAGTAGGGCTAGCTGTTGATCCTCCACCATTTCTCAATGCAATTGAGGATATGTTTGGTGTTGGTGGTGGAGCGGATGTGGTAAACGTTACTGAACTGCTAGCAGTATCACCTGTAGAAGATGTAATTGTAACTCCTGCAGTATATGAAGTGCTTGAAGACAGTCCTCCTACCGCTCTAGATGTAGCAGTAGTTCCAGTTAACGCCGAGGGCCCAACTCCAGAGAGACTATAAGATGATTGATTAGTTGATGTCCAAGAAATTGTTGCGCCACTAGAAGTTATTGAACTAGCAGTGACGTCAGTAACCGTAGGAATAACAGCCGCAGTAGTTGTGAAGGTCGTACTCCCATAACTAGTTCCAGTAAAAAAATGATTTCTTGCTCTAATATAAACCGTATACTCCGTGCCCCTAGAAAGACCAGTGACAGATGCAGAGGTAGTTAATCCCGTATTTGTCCAGTTTGATTGATCTGTAGACCAGTCATAACTTAATATCTTAGATCCACCTGAACTAGAAGGAGAAGACCAAGACACGGTTGCAGAGGTTCCAGTAATTGCAGAGTTAGTTACAGATGTGGGTGCTGAAGGTTTTTCGCCTTTGACTGTTGTAAGTGCGTAATATCCATCATCAAGACCGCCACTAGTTACAGTGTCAAGTGGTATCCAACCTGCCCAACTAATCCCTTGAGAAGAAAAAATCCCAGATCCAGGACCAAAAGCAGTGCCAAATCCAAAATATATTAATACTTGTTGCGTAGTAAAAACACCAGAAGATATATTGCTATACCCGCCTGTAGGACCGACTCCATCGACATAGTATCCAATATCAGTACTTATAGTAGAACTAATTCTTGGGCTAACTGCTGTTGTAAAGGTGTATTCAATATAAGCATAACCACCTGCATCTGGTATTTGTATTTCTAATCTAATTTCTGCTGTATTTGGGCTACCAAATCTACGGCCCCTCCAAAAAATGTATTGCATAGAACCAGAGGCAGCAACGCTTAAGTTATCTTGAACTAAATCTGCTGTAAGCATAGAGAGTGCTCTACCTAAAACTAACCCAATATCATAGTTATCTCTGCCATAATCAAAAGATATGTATCCATTTGTTCCGATGTATATAGTATTTCCAAAATTAAAGGTGTAAGGATTTCCCGCGTATGTGGATGCGGTTGCTGTATTGGAATAGTTTCCGTAATAGCCTGTAGCAGAGGCTCCTGTATAAGGAAGTATTCTAAAATTATAAGAAATTCCGCCTCCTGTTAGCCCAGTTACACTTGCTGATGTTGCAATACCAGATGCTGTAGAAAAAGTAGTCCAAGTACCGCTT